GCACGACCCTTGAAATCATCAAAAAATGCTTCAGCTAAATGAATATTAGGATGCTCAAGATTATATTTCTCCCAAACTTTCTGTAAGATGCAATAGCGCTCAAGATTAGTAGCTTTGCCCGCAATTAAATTGATGCCATTATACCAAAGAATGTCATGAACATAATATGAGATATAGCCATATTCGCCCATCTGTCTTTCTTTTGCCTTTTCTGGCAAACATCCCATTATAGACGTAACATTCTTAGAAGTTCCATTAGGATAGTAAATTTCACCTAAAAGAATCGTGCCTTTGGGCAGCACACTCAAAGCGTTCATGATATGTGGAACATTTTCAGATTTATCTACAAGTAAACCAGTTTTCTTACTTGGGGTTCTTGAAAATAGATAATCACCTTTTTTTGTTAAAGTGGCTAAGTACAGCGCGCCATCTATTTTCTTTTCTCCAAACCAATCATTAGTTTCACAAGCTCTATCAATTTTTTCGTCAGAAGCCGCATAATACTTCATAGGCGGAAACATCATATTCTCAGCACCCGGATATAATTCTGCTATTTTTTCTTTATCAAATCCCATATTATCTCCTATAATTTACTAACACTTCTAACATTTCCACCATCTACTAATTTATTACCTTTACTTCCACGTTCAAGCGTTGGCAATTCTTTAGCAGGTATTACTATATTATTCTCCATGCAAGAGAA